TAACAGAGCTTGCAGAAGATGATGAGTTTTCTAAAAGAGCTTTAAGATTTTTAGAAGGTATAGGGAGTAACGATAATATTTTTGAATACTTAAGAGATTCTGATTATAGTCTCAGCTCTGCGGTGGTCCGTTCTTTTCAAACAGGAAGCTGGACTGAAGAACAAAAAGAGGACTATTCTTACTTACGAAATGAATTCAACAACTCTAATATTGAAGGCTTCAAAGAATGGTTTGGAGCTTTTAAAGATATTGGTGTTGATCTCGTAGCTGACCCGCTAAATCTAATCAGTGCTTTTTTTGCCATACCTACTGGAGGTCAGAGTTTAACTACAAATGCAGCTTTAGCTGTAGCAGCAAGACAAGGTATTAAAAAATTTACGAAAGCTCAACTACAAGACAAGACTATTAAAGCTACAGTTGGAAAAGAAGTTTTTAAACAAGGTGTGATATCAAGTACCAAGGTGGGAGCTTTAGAAGGAGCTGCTTGGAACGGACTACATAATTATTTTTTACAAGATATAGATATTAGTTTGGGCTTATCTAATGAACTAGACTTTGAAACCCTCACAGCCTCTACAGCACTCGGTGCTGGGCTTGGTGGAGCTTTAGTGGGTGGTATTAGAGCAGGAACCATGAAGTTTAAAAAGGCTCCTGAAACTAACGAGAACATGCCTTCTGTTTTAAAAGAAAAAGAAAGTAAGTTTAGTAACGAAGACGTAATCGAAAAGACAGGGGACCCTAAGTCTCCTAAAAAATCTAGAGAAGCAGTATTAGATGAGACAGAAACAGACGAAGCTATTATAGGTGATGATGGATTCTTTAGTGATAAGGGTAGAGAGAAGAATAGAAATAAACTAAACTGGTTTTTTGCGAATAGCATAGGTAAACCTGTTACAGAATTTTTAGGTTATTTAAAGAAAGCACCTAGCTTTGAAAATCTTTTAGCTTCGATTAGATACGACTATAAATCAAAAATGTTGAAGGGTCAAGAAGGCGTTACAGTAATTAAACTAACCACTAAAGATAAGAACGGTAATCTTAACACAACAACAGAAGGCTTCGGGGAGAACTTTGCTCGCACCAATGGCGAGTATCAGTTTGGAATTTTAAAAGCTTTTAATGTCTTGTATAGAGTTGGTTGGAGAGCTAAAATCTTACAAGCTCAGAATGATGACCTAGCTACTTTATTAAGAGACCCTACAATAACTGTTAAGAAAACAGGTGTTGATGATAAGGGTGAAGATATCTTTGGAGCTTTTGACCAACAAGGTATTCAACTTAAAGGCAACAGTAAATATAAAAGCTTTGACGAATTAGACGAAGATGTTCTAACTGCTTTTATTGGAGCAAGGCAACAATTAGATAGGGCTTTTATTGATGGACAAGCTACTGGTGTATTTAAAAGTGGAACTACTAAAGTAAAGAATTATTTACCTCGTTTATTTAATTATGGTAAGTTAGCAGACCCTGAAAAGAGAGCAGCCTTTGAAAAGAAACTTATTGAGGCAGGACATGCTGACCCTATTAATGAAAAAGAATTTAAAACTTTTTATGAGATAGACCCTAAAACAAAGAAACCTACTGAAACAAAAGTTAGAGGTGTTGAAGAGAATGCTGTAGGGCAGGACGAACTTATTTTTAAAGATAGTGATGGTAGGGGAATTAATTTTATAGAAAAAGCAGGTGTTGTAAGTGGTTTAGTTGATGACGCTACACCAGCCCAACTACTATTATCTAAACAATTAAAAGCTAATAAGATTGTTCAAGACATGCTAGATAATAGGTGGACTCCCATGGAGCTTCGATTATCAGGTGTTAAAAATTCAGCAGCCACTGGTTATTTACAACCTAGAAGGTTTACTAATTTAGCAGATAATGAAATTGCTGATGTTTTAGAAAATGATGTTCAAACAATCTTAGAAACTTATTTTACTAATATTTCTAGAACAGTTTCTAGAGCTAAGTATTTTGGTAAAACAATAAATGAAATTAGGACAACAAAAATTCAACCTATTATTAACGAGCTAATATCTTCGGGTATGGCAGTAGCAGACGCTAATAAAATAGGTGATAAAGCTTTTAAAATGATTGAAAAAGTAGCTGGTTTTGAAACATACTCTGGCTCTATATTAAAGAGCACTAAGTTTGGAAGAAACTTCTCAGACTTTGGAAAGATTAGTCAGCAATTAGCTCATCTTCCTTTAGCTACCTTATCTAGTATTACTGAACCTCTTATTTTATTAAGTCGTTCTGGTATGGCGGATTCCCCTGCAGTTGTAGGTGATATGGTAAAAGCAATTGGTAAAGAAGGGAGTAATATTATAGATCGAGTATCTAAAGTAGTTCAAAGAAGCTTTACTGGTAAGAAGGTTTTAGACAAATCAACTGGAAAAATGAGAAGGGTTTCTAAAGGTCTTAAAGATTTAGATGATGAAACTTGGTCAGAAATTTATAAAACTGGTTTAGCTTTAGAGCAAGCTGTTCTTGAAAGACTTGAAGGCTTGATGGGTGAAGGGATTGAAAGCGGTTGGGGTAAAGCCTTACAACAAGGTTTCTTTAAAACAAACTTACTAACTCAGTGGACTAAAGCAGTACAGCTTGCTTCTTTCACTACCGGTAAACGACTAATTAAAAAGAACGCAAGACTCTTATCTGAGGGTAAAGTGAGTCCATCTCAAAAAGAATACTTAACAAAGCAGTTGAATGAGTTAGGTATGAAGGCAGATGATGCAGTTGCATGGCACAGGAAGTATAGTAAGGGTGGAGAACTAAACGATAGTCTAGCCAATCAAGATATATTTTATAAACAGAATGTTACTAGAGGAGCCAATAGGTTTACTAAAGAAATTATTTTAAACCCTAGTACTTCAGAAGCTAATAGACCTTTGTGGTTTTCAATGCCTTCAGCTCAACTACTGGTTCAGTTTGCAGGGTACCCAACTGTGTTTAATAATACTATTCTTAAAAGATTTAGTAATGAATCCTTTAAAAGCCCCGGCTCGGTAGGTATTGCGAAAGTATTACCTACTATGGTTCTAATGACCGCTGTCGCTCACGTAGGTAATCTAATTAGGAGTAATGGTAACAGTGCTATAGATAGAGAGACAGGTGGTCCAAGAGATGAAGGCATACAGTTATTTGAAGCTGTTAGACGTTGGGGTGGTACAGGTCCTTTTGATTATGCTTATAGATATAACCAAGAATCTGAAAGAAACGTAGGTGATGTTACATCTGTTTTAAAAACTTTTCTAGGTCCAGCCCCCCAAGATGTTATTGATTCTATTTTATACAGAAAGGGAGTAGCCGAAATAATTGCTACTAACTTCCCGGGATACTCAGCCTATGATCTTGTTTTAGGAGATGGTACTAAAAAGGAATTACGCAGGATTGCTAGAGGAAGTGCTAAAGAAAAGCCTAAAAAGAATCCTTATCTTCAGTTTTCTAAAGGTGGTCTTGTGTATAATGTTGCTAATGTGCACCCTGAACCAGACGAAGTTAAAATTAGAGGTTTTGATGCTACGTATAATGAAGTAGCTGGTGTAGTTTTAAGAGATGAAGAAGAAAGATTATTTAAGAACAAAGGAGGTAGAGTACATAGTAAGCTACAAGCCCGCAAAGCTTATGCTGAAGGCAATCGTGTAACTAATAAACTTCGTAGTTTATTTCAAAAAGTAAACGATACAGTGTTTGATAATGTTGTTGAAGTTGAAGACACCGAAGAAGAACATACAGAAGTAGTTTTACAAAAAGCTTATGAAAGATTAAGAAAAACTTCTGGTGAGTATGCTGCAGTACCTTATCAAGAATTTAGAACTAATGCTTTAACTTTTTCTGGTAATGTTAGAGAGGCTGAGAGTAACAATCGAAATTTAAAAAGAGGAACCCACCCACTAAAGAGTAGTGCTTCCGGCTTATATCAACTTCTTGAAGGGAGTGTGCCGACTGCAGTTAATAGAGGGAAGAAGTTTTTTGGAGACTCTGATATTTTTGATGAAATAATAAAGATGAACGATAGTAGCCTAGCTTCTAAGGGTGTACAGGAGGCTTTATTTTTTAGTGATATCTTTGAGTCTAAGGGTAGTGATGCTCGGCTTGGTCCTGCTTTATTCTTAGGAGATAAGAATGCTGCTATGGATGCTTATTTATATAACTGGCATACCTTATCTTCCAAAAACGATGCATTTAATCAAGGTACAATAAAAAGAGCTGAGAAAATATGGGAAGTAACTCACAAAAAACCTTACACAGAAGTCTCTGAACTATGAACATAGACAGGTGCAAAGCTGATATAAAAAGACACGAGGGCGAAGTCCTAGAGATTTATAAAGATAGCTTAGGCTTTAAAACTCTAGGAGTTGGTCACCTTTGTCAACCACAAGACCCTGAATTTGAATGGAAAGAAGGTACGCCTGTATCTCAAAAGATTGTAGACAGATATTATATGATAGACTTTGATAGGCACTATGCTGAAGCCATCAATGTCTTTGGAGACCAAGAAGCTTTCTATAAACTTCCAGAGTCTATACAACATGTGTTAGTAAACATGTGTTTTAACTTAGGTGGTACAGGACTTTCACTCTTTAAGAATATGTTGAAAGCTTGTAGGGCTCATGACTGGAAACAAATGTCATACGAGATGCAGAACAGCAAGTGGTTTAATCAGGTCGGTAGGCGTAGCGTAGAGCTTCAGCAGACTGTTATAGATGCTCCTGTACACTGAAGCACAACTGGACAAGGCGTATCGCATAGACTGCAAGGCTCGTACAAGAAGCAATCATGCTTGGGTGTTAAGAGAAACATTCAGACCTGTATACGAAAGCTTATTAGAAGCTTTTATGGTGGCATGTGATGAAGATGCTTTCTTAGCTGACGATATACCCGAGTATTTATTAGATTCTGTAAACGATTTACTTGAATCAACCATAACATTAGACCCATAAACATATGATAGATAAACTAATAGGACCCATCAGTGATATAGTATCAAAGCTAATACCTGATAAAGACCTACAAAGAAAACTAACTCACGAGCTTGAGATGTCTTTACACAAGGCAAACCTTGCACAGTTAGAAGTTAATAAAGCTGAAGCGGTACATAAGTCTATGTTTGTTGCAGGTTGGAGACCTTTTGTTGGTTGGGTATGTGGAGTATCTTTACTCTACCACTTCTTATTATCACCTCTAATGGTATTTATATTTACCATAGCAGGTGTTGAAGTTCTCTTACCAGAGTTTGAGTTCTCACAACTTAGCAGTATTTTGATGGGGATGTTAGGGCTTGGAGGTCTTAGAACCTTTGAGAAAATGAAAGGCGTAAACAGAGAAAAATAAAATGACGGAAGGTACAAGCACATTAATTATAGTAGGAAGTATTGTTTCATTAGTAGTACTTTTATCTGTAAGTTTACAAGCTGACCAGACAGGTAACTGTACTGCAGGGACAGATTTCTGTGAGCAGAACAGCTTGGACACTACCAACAATACAACCACAAATAATACCAATACCAACACGAATACCAACAATAATACCAATACAAACGCAAATACGAACAGCAATACCAATGTCAACACTTCAACTAACACCAATCAAAATACGAATAACAGCACGAACACGAACACGAATAATAGTACTAGCTCAAATGCTAATACCAATAGCAATACCAATTCTAATACTTCTGTAAACACTTCAACTTCTAATTCTACAGTTAATTCTACAGTCAATCAAAATGTCAACAACACTAATTCGTCTACATCAGCTAATACAAACACAAACAACAACACGAACACTAACAAATCTGAGTCAGAGTCAAATGTTACTACCGCTAATACAAATACTAACAACAATAACTCCAACTCTAACAACACTAACAAAAATATAAATGAGTCTAATAGCACTCAGACCATCAATCAGAATGTAACTAGTAAAGCCCCTCCGGCTTCTGCTATTGCACCAAGCATTATGTCATACTCCCAAGACCTATGTACAGTAGGACGTTCAGGAGCTTTTCAAGGACAAGTGTTTGGTTTTT